AAGTCATCGCCGAAACCTCCCACAAGGTGCTGGTCTTCGTGCCTTTCAAGCACGTCATCAACATGCTAACCACACAGCTGACCAAGGATGGCATCACAAATGCTGTCATCAACGGCGACGTGAACGCTGGCACCAGAACCGAGATATTCAAACAGTTTCAGCAGCAGCCCAACCCACGGGTATTGGTTATCCAACCACAGGCCGCTGCACACGGCGTTACACTCACTGCGGCGGATACAGTCGTCTGGTGGGCGCCAACATCATCACTCGAAACCTATGCGCAGGCTAACGCGCGGGTGCACCGCAAGGGGCAAGTAAACAAGTGTACAGTTGTCCAGTTACAGGGGTCGGGTGTAGAGCGTCGGGTTTACAGGATGCTCGACGAGAAGATAGACGTGCATACTAGGGTCGTCGATCTTTATAAAGAGTTACTTGACTAGTGCATTAGATACTACTATATATCAATTCTTGATAGTGAAGGAGAACCACTATGACTACTGAAACTGAGGCCGATGTAGGCCCTACGCCGGACATGCTGACCAGAACCTACATCAAAATCCGCAACAAGCGGGCTGAACTGAAAGCCGAGTTTGAAGAGCAGGATAGCGTCCTAGAGGCACAAATCAACGCTCTCAAATCGGAGCTGCTCGACTACTGCAAGTCGCAGAACATCGACAGCGTTCGTACCTCCGAGGGAACATTCTATCGCACGATCAAGACGCGCTACTGGACAAATGACTGGGACTCGATGAACAAGTTTATCTTGGAACACGAAGTCCCACAGTTCTACGAGAAGCGCCTCAACCAAACTGTGATGAAGCAGTTCCTAGAGGAAAACCCCGATGTACTTCCACCCGGCCTAAACGTCGACAGCGAGTACGTCATCACTGTAAGGAAGAAATGATGACCGACAAACCCTTTGTTACTATTGAAGGCGTTGCGGAGCATTTTGTCGTATCGGTAGCCACCGTGCGTACATGGCTTCGCAACGGCACGGTACCGAGAGACACCTATCTGAAGGTGGGTAACACCTACAGGTTCGACCTGCCTAAGCTGGCAGACGCACTGGTCAACGCGCCGAAGAAATCGGCGCAGTTGGAAATGGACTTCGACAACGAAACCGATAACTAAGGAGAACAACATGAGTGAAATGACACTTTTTGGCAAAGGCAACCCGCTGGTAAACAGCGATCTCTTCAAGTCTCTGCGCGATATGAACAAGATGCTCGCTGGTGGGCCCGGTTCCGCTGGTAAGCGTATCTCGATCAAGGGTGGCCGGTTCCGCCTTTTTGTTGATGGTGAGCAGGTCTCCGTGTCCAAGGAAGACCACCTGAACGTCGTGGTGGTTAACGCCGCCCCGATCTCGCGCACCTACTACGAGGGCGCCTACGACCCGAACAACACCTCGGCACCGACCTGCTGGTCATCCGATACACGTGCGCCAGCGGCAGAAGTCCCTGCGGATCAGAAGAAAGCCGCGCGTTGCGCTGACTGCCCCATGAACGTCAAAGGTTCGGGACAAGGCGATAGCCGTGCCTGCCGCTTCAATCAGCGTCTGGCAATCACGCTAGAGGGCAAGCCTGATGAAGTGTATCAGATGCAGCTGCCGGCCACGTCGCTGTTCGGTGACGGCAAGAACGGTAAGATGCCTATGCAGGCATATGCCAAGTTCCTCGATGCGCACGATACGCCTATCATCGCAGTGATGACCCAGATGTCGATGGACGAAAATTCGGAGACTCCGAAACTGTACTTCAAACCCGTGCGTCCTTTGACCGAGGAAGAACTTAATGTTGCAGTGGTAGCCAAAGACAGCGAAGATGCTATCAAGGCTATCACCATGACTGTCGCACAGACTGATGGTGTTAAGAAGAAGGACTCTGAGGCTGGAACCAAGAACTACAATCCGGCCAAGGAAAAGATCATCCTCGACGACGAAGACGAGGTTGTAGAACCAAAGAAAGTTGAAACTAAAAAGGCCGCTAAGCCTGCCGATGGCCCCAAGGCCGACATCTCGGCTCTTGTCTCGCAGTGGGACGACGAGTAATCCTTAACAGGCTTGCCGCGACGAGGGATAAAAATAACCTCACCTCGTCGCGGCATTTCAACAGATAGAGTGGCGGCAATGGATACAATGACATTTTTGCAGTCCGTTCTTGGGACTGCAGGCTCCTACTGCGTTCTTGCTATTAGCGAGAACAGACGCATTCAAAAGTTCTACGACACAATAGAGCAGCTAGAGCACGCTGCTACGAACTTTGATGAAAACGGCTATGATGCCTACTTCGCCCTCGGTACATTTGAAGAAGCTGGCTCCCGCGAAGCCGATAACGTCAAGCAGATGCGGGCGTTCTTCATGGACTTGGACTGCGGGGTTAACCTCAAGACCGGAAAGCCGAAAGAGTTCCCCGACCAACACGCTGCTATAGTGGCGCTAAAAACATTCGTCAAAGCCAACGGGCTGCCTCGCCCGTTCCTAGTCAGCTCCGGCTATGGTGTGCACGTCTACTGGCCGCTCACTGCGCCTGTGGACTTCATGGCATGGCTCCCTGTGGCGGAAAAGCTCAAGGCACTCGCCAAGGCCCAAGGGTTCAAGGCTGACGAGACAGTGACCGCCGACGCCGCCCGCGTGCTACGAGTGCCGGGTACGCATAACCACAAGGGCGGTGATCACAAGCCCGTTACCTTCTTCGGCATGGCCGCACCGGCCCCAGTGGAGTTCTTTGCCTTTGCCGCGTTGCTCGAGTCCGTGGCCGGTAGTCTGCCGACTAGCATGCCCGCTAGGCGATATTCCCCAGCTGTGACAAGCAACGCCATGATGGATGCCCTGATCGGTAAGCGTGAAGCCTCGTTCAAGAACATCATGCAGAAGACGATAGCCGGCAAGGGCTGTGCCCAGCTGGCCCACTGCATCGAGAACAGGGCAGAACTATCAGAGCCTATGTGGCGCGCAGCGCTATCTATCGCCAAGCACTGCACCGATATGCCAAAGGCCGTGCGCGCTGTTTCTATGGGGCATCCAGACTACGACGAAGATGCCGCTATGCAGAAGGCCGGCCTCATCAAGGGGCCGTATCTCTGCGCTCGCTTCGAGGAGTACAATCCGGGCGGCTGCCAAGGCTGCCCAAACTGGAACAAGATCAAGTCACCAGTCGTTCTTGGCCAGCAGTTTACGGAAGCGTCGCCACAGGACAACACCATCGTTGTCGATAACCCAGAGAAACCAAACGAGCCGCCTAGGGTTTACGAAATCCCAGAATATCCGAGCCCGTATTTCCGCGGTAAGGACGGCGGCGTGTTCGTCCGTGTGACCGACGACGATGGTGAGATAACTGAGCGGATTATATGGCACCACGATCTGTACGTAGTGCGCCGCCTAAACGATCCCGAGCAGGGTGAAATTGTCGAGATGCGGCACCATCTACCTAGGGACGGGGTAAGGTCTTTTGTGGTGCCCCTTTACGTCGTTACGTCCAAGGAAGAATTTCGCAAAGTCCTCGCCACAAACGGCGTCATAGCTATCAACAAGGAAGTAGATGCGATCATGAGCTTTACACAATCTATGGTTAAAAACCTGCAGATCACAACGCAGGCAGACGATGCACACCGCCAGTTCGGCTGGCTCCCCGACTTCAAGGGCTTCGTCCTAGGGGACAAGATTATCCGTGAAGACCGCGTAGAGTTTAACGCGCCATCGGCCGCAACACGGGGCATGCTGGAGTTCTTTGAGCCCGCCGGCACGCTCGACGGGTGGCGCGATGCCGTGAACTTCTACAACCGCCCCGGCTTTGAGCTCCACCAGTTCATCACCTGCGTCGGTTTCGGCTCGGTGCTGATGAAGTTTCTACCGATCAATGCGGCCCTGCTGCACATCTGGTCGAAGGACTCCGGCTTTGGTAAGACGCATGCCCAGTACGCAGCGCTCTCGGTATGGGGCGACCCACGCAAGCTGCTACTCCAAGAGCGCGATACCCACAACTCCCGTATGAACCGAGCCGACGTCATGCACAGCCTGCCTGTGTGTATGGACGAGATTACCAACATCAAGCCGCAAGACGCCTCAGACATGATCTACCAGATTACGGGGGGTCAGCAGCGCAACCGGCTTGCTTCGACAGGCAACACCGAGCGCTATCGTGGAGACCCTTGGAACCTACTGTTCATCTCATCAGCGAACTGCAGCCTGATCGACAAGGTGGCTATGGCAAAGGCAATGCCGAAAGCAGAAGCCCAGAGGGTGCTGGAGATCGAGACAAGCAAGCTGTTTAACGAGAAGGCTGATAAGAAGCAGACCGACGCGTTCAGTACCAACATCCAGACCAACTACGGCCATGCGGGCACCCTGTTTGTCCAGTACGTCATGGCCAACCTAGCCGAGACAAAACTGCTTCTGGAGACGCTACAGCGCAAGATCGACGTGTCCGCAGACCTTGGCCCAGAGAACCGCTTCTGGTCAGCCGCCGTGGCTACTTCGCTAGCGGCTGCCGTGATCTGTAAGCACCTAGGGCTGTTGGACTACGACATCCCCGTGCTGCGTGACTACATCATCAAGAACATCCTTAAGGCCAACAAGACAACCAGCTCCGACATGTCGCTCGATCCTATGGACTTGGTGACCGCATACACCTACGAGAATTTGGGCCGCATCCTGCAGATCAAGTCCACCATAGACGGACGCAGCAAGAAGAACGGGAATGGGATTGATGACCTTGTAGTGCCAGACCAGCAGCCAAAGACCGCCGACATTATCGGCCGATACGAGACCGACCTGAACGTGCTGTTCCTCTTACCGACCCCGTTCAAGGCTTGGCTGGCCGAGCAGCAGGTCAACTACAACTCGGTTCTTGCAGAGCTCAAAGCCAAATACAGCGTCAAGAAGTCTAAGATCAGACTGACCAAGGGCACCAAGATGCGTATGAACGTCGTGGACACCATCGAGATACCGATTGTTCTGGACGAGCCAGATGGCGAAGAGGGTAAATGATTTAGACCCAGACGGGGTTCGCATCATCGTGCCGTGGGATGAACTGCACGTTGGTGGCTCGTTCTTTGTCCCCTGCGTCAACACCGATCTCTGTGCTAGGCAGGTTCAGGGCGTGGGAAAAAGGTTAGGATTGTCCCTAACATGCAGGCAGAGAATTGAGACCCCGTATTTAGGGTTGCGCGTATGGAGAACCGCATGATATTGTGTACGTGACGTGCAGGCTTGCCGCCAGCTAGTCCTCTGTCGTTCTCCTGACTTGCCCCGGCCTCGCGCCGGGGCTTTTTTATTGCGGTAGCTCTCGACCGTACTCGTCGAGGCTCTCCCGCACACCGGGTTGGAACGGTTTGGGGATGTAGACGCCACCAACCATATCTTGGCTGCGCTGACGGAACCCTCTGACTGACGCTTTTAAGTCGAACCCACCCAGCTCAGGATGCTCTCGCATAAACTCGGCCATCTCTTGCTGGACTTGGCGTACTTCTTCGTAGTCACCATCGACCAATGCAAGGTTGAAGCGCTTATAGAGCTGGTTCTTCTCGCTACGGATAGCCTCGGTAATACGCTTCTCGCGGCCCACGGCTTCCTGCGTGCGGATGACTGCCTCTGGTGTATAGCCCAAGAGCTGCACGGCCACATCCCAGCTGTCTAGCGGGGTAATTTGATCCCCGCGCATTGTCTCCGCTCCGCCCGCTTCGATATAGCGACCAGCACGCATGAATGCACGAATAGACGAGGGTACCATGGCTTCAATGCCGCGATATACTTCGCCATCGTTTAGCAAATCAAAACCACGTTGGACGTTTAGGTAGGTTCCAAGCACGGGGCCGCCGAACATCTCGAACGCATCGTATAGCATCGGCTGATCTTTTTTAATGGGGCTTTCGCGGAAGACCAAGCCGCTCATGGAGATACGAGACGCGACTTCGGCGCCGGTAAGATAGTTCACAAGCCCGCTGTACAGAGGTTCCTGCAATGACTTCTGGGCCAAAGTTTTGAAGTCTTCCTCATCATCGTCAGTGAACATCATATCCAGAATGGTTGTCGCTTCACCAAAGAACGGTAGACCCTGAATACCCGCGAATATGGCAGTGGAACCAATCATAGAGGCTAGTTGGTACCGCGCAATCTTACGCTCCATCTTTGCATCAGCGACCTGCTCGGGCGTCATGTCCGGCGTGATTTTGGTCAGCGACCGCCGCACCCCATTGGTAATAAAACGCAGCATGCTCAGGGCATAGCGCTTGTACATCAAGAGAACCGAACCCAAGCCGCTCGTCGCAATCGACGGGCCTGTAAGTATGCCGACTGTACCGTTGGTAAGCTCTGTGGTGTCCACCGCATATTTTACGGCATCGGAAATCTGTTCAGGCGTCAGCTTATAGTCTTTCTTCCCTTGGGCACTTCTGATCTTGTCTCTCTCCAGCAGGAAAGCGGAGATAGAGGTACTCTGGCGCGTAAGGCGCTCAGCGTACTGCAGCGGTAGACCCGAGAACCTGTAGATGCGAGAAGCTACGTCACCCATACCGCTTAGCTCGGACTGCGCGATTGTTGTACCAAGCATACCGTTCCTCGACATATACTGTGCCAGCGGGGCTAGGTCTTCTAGGTCGGCGCGCAGCGACGCTGGAATTTTTCTATCTGTCCGCAGGATGAAGTTGCCCGCTGCGTCCACGGTATAGTAGTTCTCAAGCGAGCCCCAGTTCTCAAGCTCCTTTACTTGTGTAGGGTCTGCTTGACCGGGCTCCTGAACGAGCTGTGAGATACCCGAAGACTGGGAAATCATCCGAGCTGTGTTTAGTGCACGGATTATGGAGCGGAGGCTATGGCGACCCAGAAGTTGGGGTATGACCACCATGGGCAGCTGGAAGAATACGTTGATTGTGGCGGCGGGTAGCGCCCCGAGCGTCCACAGGAAGGTAAGACCACGCGCATGATAAGCTACCCTGCTGGACGTAGGGTTACGAGCAAAGGAGATACGCTTTTCAAGTTCTTTCGCGGTAGCGTTGATCGCGATCTTGTCAGCCAGCGTATTTGTGGGGTCTTTTTGCGCGTTTTCAGCCTGCGCCCTAAGCCTACTCTTAGCGGCTTCTAGCTCTGGTACAAACTTAGAGTTCACGATTGCGTTCACGGTTCCAGCGAGCCGGTTCTGCAGCGCAGCGATATACTCTCCGGGCTCGGTGACGTTCCCGATGGGGCTCTCATAACCCATGGCACCTGCACGACCGCCTTCTTTTCGACTCCTAAACTGTGCCATCGCCGAGTAGGCCGGAGACATACGCGTGAACATCTCTATTATAGCCGCTCTACCGGCTTCGCGCTGCGATGCTTCAGGTACGATCTCGTCAAGAATCTTAATCGCGCCCTGTACGAACTCCAGTGGAACCGACTTGTCGTAGCCCTTGGCGAAGTCCATGATGAACGGCTCTTGCGTGATCTCTACCGCGGCGGGACGCCCGTCTGGAAGCTTCGCATTGTTGAGCTCTGCAATGAATGCACGAGCGGCTCCGATAGACTTAAACGTACTTACGACGGCCTCGGGCGCAAAGAGCGCTTCTTTCGTACCTACGCCCGGCGCTGTAGGTGGACGAGACGTTGTTTCCGTCTGCACATAGGATACCCAGTATTTGCCCTCACGCATCAACGGGAAGTATGGGTCGATTATGCCGCTTTCGAGCAGCTGCGCCATGAGTTTATCACGCAGGGCGGTACGTTCCGCCGGGTCTTCCGTCGTTTGGTTGACCTGCAGCGTTACAGCGTTGAACCACTCTTGGCGAATGCTGTCGTTCAGGGCAATGTGGATGTTGTATGCCTCACGGAACTTACCATCTGGATCGATAGCCCGCATCTCGGTGCTGAGTTTGTCCCATATAAACAGCTTACCCGCGTCATCCCTGTACGTGTTGCGGGGTTTGGTAATATCCACTTGGTTGCGCGTGGCTGTGTCTAGAATACCAATATAGCGCTTGAACCCTGCAGGGTTGGCTTTTGCCAATACCGAATATCTTTCCGGCAGCTGCGATACTATTTTCTGCAGCCGTGCCGACTCCCCCTGACGGCGGTCGAATATGCTCTTGATCTCGTCAATAACGGGCAACGCCTTGCGAGAGAAATCCGCTATCCAGTCAATCTGCTGCAGGGACAGGGCAAAGTTACGCAACCAGTCTGGGATAATACGCTCACGGATAAAATCGTACATGCGCGAAGCAGCGCTTGGAGACCACGTAGGTACCCTACCCGCATTGTCTAGCACGTTGCGGCCGATAAGTGGGTTTGCCACAGCTGCGTTATAAATTTTGCCGGGCAATATCTGAGGTGCGGGAGACAGAAGATTATCCATGATCTGGTGGAACCGGTCGAGACCAGTTTCTGTGGTTCTGACCTCGTTTGTAATTTTGCGGCGTGGGTACGGCTTCGACGGCATGCCTACCAGACCCCGGAAGAAGTTTCCGATGATCTCTTTGAAGCGCTCAAAGTTCGTGAGCGGCAACTCGTTCGTTTCGTACTTTATGTTTGTGAACAGGGTGTTGTTCATCAGGTCGCGCAGGCCATTGTCTTGTGCACCGAACGCAACGCGGCCATAAGCATCGGCCACAAATTCGCTCAGATTAGTAAGACCCTGCAGCTCGTACGAGTAACCAAAGGCTCCGGGGGTAGCGACCTGCTTACGTACCGCGTTGAGTAGGTCTTGTAGCTGCCGTGTAATAGGCAGATTGGGATTGTTTATCACGTTCGCAGTAACAGCGTGCGCCATCTCGTGCATAAGCACGTGGGCTGTCATCCCAGTCTGCCCATTCAGATAGATGATGTTCTGACGCTCTGGGTCGCCCTTTGCGCTAGCCTGCCAGAATACGCCACGATTGCTACCGATGTTTTTAGCGGGATCGCCGGGGTACAGAACCTTGACACGCGTTGTACCTACTAGCCGCGCGAATGCCTTAGCCAGAGCTTTCAAGATGGGGTTCTTTGTCTCTTTTGACAGGCTGAGCAGCGCGCCCTTCAAGTCGCCCGCTTCAAGAAACGCACGGGTGTTAGCAGATAGGGGTTTATCCAGCGCCGACGCCGACGTCACTGCAGCCATGTTCAGGCCGACATCTGTAGCAGTTTTTTCCGTTGTCGGGATACTCTGCACGTCGTCGTTGACTGCGGTTAGAATATCACTAGTCGGCGTATCGAGGCTGAACTTTCCGATACGTGTGGCAATACTGGGGTTGTTGATTGCGGCTTCGGTCAGGCCGATTGGCAAGTTCTCCATTCGCAAGTCAGCGGAGTTCTTAGCATCCTCGTAAAGCGCGTTCTTCTTGCGAGACCATTCCCACCACGCAGGATCGGTTTTCGTTGGTTCGTTATCACGGTGCGCGCGGTAGATAGCCAGCTTATCCTCCGGCTCCCCTCCTAACCCGCCAATAGGCTTCGGGTACCCTTCAACATTTATATCACGTGGGCCGTTGAAGAAGGTTGAGACCGATTTTGGAATCCGAAATACATGTAACGTCTTCTTGCCGCGTCCATATTTGGTGGCATACCGCTTAGCTACATCTATGGCGTTCTTGGCGATATTTGGGTCGTCGGGGTCTAGGACAAAAGTATATAGCCCTTTTCCAAGTGGGCGGATATTACCGGGCTCACCAGTACCAGAAAAGCTAAAGTCTATTTGGTCAAAATCTGAGCCACCATGCACCACGTAGATGTAACCATTGTCTGTATCCCCCATGCCCGACGTATTATTCGTCAGCGTATCTCCTTTTTCTAGTGCAGCTACCTCAGCTTGGTTTGTCGCATCGGCCGCTACTTCGTCGACCGGTTTTGCGCGCTCGAATGGTGGTATATAGTTACCAGCTTTATCTTTGGGGGGCATACCACCATACGTGCGGGGGCGCTCTCCAACTGATACCCACTGTCCGTTTTCTTTCTTAACTGCCTCTACCGTCACCGACCCTATGTTGTCGGCGTTTATGGTAAGCGACAGCACGCGATCCTTACCGCCGAGGGCGGTCTCTACGATATTTCCGGGCGCAAAGTAGTCGCTCAAAGCCGCTAGATAGGCTTTGAGAGCTTTATTCGGTGTTGTTTTTTTCTTACCCTTAAGCGGTGCGCCTGCTAGTGTATTTGGCTCCGTTCCACCTGTTGCTCCAGCAGCGACAGGAGACTGCATATCGCTTGCCAATCCTCCTGTTCCAGATGTTGTAATGACTTCGGCGGCTTGACCGTCGCTTGCGGCCCCTTGGCCTTCTCCCACGCGCGGTGCACCACCCGGAACGCTAGCTCCAGCTTCGGCAGGGTCAACTGCTGCACCTTGTCCGTCATTTTCTACCCCCTGTGCTGTGGCCTGTGGCGCAGGTTTTGGCGCAGCTTGTGTCGCATCTTGTGGCGCAGCAAACAAATCTCCTTGGGCTGCAGTTGTCGCAGCTTCTGGCTCTTGGCGTAGTTGATCCAGCGGTACACGTGAAACTTCTGTAGCGCCGGGAGCAAGCACCGCCTGATACAGTGTGCCATCCGGCGCAGCTTGTGGTGGTTCATCTACAACATCAACGGGATAGTCATAGTCTTTGCTTACCCATATAGCTTTGCCGGGCTTTATCGTGGTAGCTGGTTTAGTTTGTGCCCTAGCTGCCGCTGCCGCTTCCGCCTCCGCGCGACGATCCGCCTCCGCCTCCGCCTCAATTATTCTTTTTTTTGCTTCCGCCTCCGCGCGCTCAAAAGCATCTGCTTCGGTTTCCATTTCAGCAGGGCGCACTTCGGCACGCCGCGCAGCAGCTTCTAGCGGCAACGTCGGTTGCGCTGTGGTTGTACCACGAGGCATAAACTTCACGTCATCCATACCGACCCTGCTGACGTCTACGGGTTCTGGCGATACGTTAGCTTCTGCGTATGATGCATCGGGCGCGAACGGCACATCACCCATACGAACCGTGCTGACGTCTACGGGTTCTGGTGATACATTAGCTTCTGCGTATGATGCATCGGGCGCGAACGGACGAACGTCTCCGATCCCGACTTCTGTCGGGTTAAGCTGGTTAGCTGTGTCTGCCGCTAGGCTGGGGTCGTCGCGTTTGCGTCGTTTACCAGTATAGAACTTGACCGTCTCACCGCTCTCAAGGGTAACTGTCGCCTCAAACTTTTCGTTTTTGTTGACCTTTCTACCGGTGGTTTTATAGCTAACCTTCTTAATCTTGACCGTAGGTGTGACGATAGGCGCCTCGCCGGGTGTGGTAGTAGGCGCAGTCGCATCAGGAATCACACCCGCAGCGGCGATCTCGTCGATTGGCCTAGAGGATATAGAAGTGGGAGCAGCCTCATCTGCTGCGTTTGTACCACGACCTGCAACAACGCCGGTGGATGCACCAAGGCCACCACCAAGCACGCCGCCCGCAATACCGTTGTCGATATATTCTTGGATAGCCTCGGGCGTGTCGATTGGCAGTCCGGCTTGGTAGCGTTCAAGTACGGCTTGACCTACTTCGTTCAGACCCTCGACTGGGGCACCGAGCGCAGCGCCCTTTGCCGCACGGGTAAACAGACCTCCGCGAACTAACGTCAGACCCTTCGCGCCGATGGCGTTAGCAATACCGGTCAAAGCAGCTTGGCCAACGGTAGCGCCCAAAGCGTCACCCAGATCAACTGCATCTTTCCGACCTTCAGCAACTTCTTGTTCTTGGCGCTGCACGTTTGCACCGAACAGCAGGGGCGCTTCAGAGAGACCCGAACCTATACCAAAACCGGCAATAGCGCCGGGGACACTGCCTACAGCAAAACCGCCAATAGCGCCGGCTGTACCACCAGCGAGACCTACACCCAGCTGAGGAATCTGACTACCTGCCAACTCACCCGCATATGTTAGTCCTGCGCCTATCTTCGGGAAGAAACCCTCGGTCGCGGCAACATCTTGCCGGGTGATAGGTTTTGGTTGGGATAGAGCAAGCTCAAATTGACGCTGAGCGGCGGATTCTTCCATACCGCGTCCGAAATCGGCGATGGATGCAATGCCGGTTTTATCGCCTATTGTCTCAATCGTTGTACCCAAGGTGGACTTCGCAGCGGGGATACCACGCGCAATACCACGACCCAGCGCAGTGCCGTCTTCCGGTTCAGGAATGGGCGTACCAATTTCTTGTTCGTATTTTTGTATGAAAGCGTTTTCCTTCTCCTCGATAAAGGATAGGATTCGTGCCCGTTCAGTATCAGAGGGGGTATCACCCTTGATCTTTAGGTTGTACGTTTTTCCGCTGACGCGGCCCGGAACCTGAACGGTGCCCATATAATAACTCCTCTGCTTAAAGCTAGTATACGCAAAAGGATCGCTCTGGGCTAGTCAGATACATCCCCGTCGTACTCCTCTTCAGCGGCAGCGGGTGTAGCCCCGTATAATATTTCCTGCCGTAGACCCCGCAACCGCCCCAACTCATTCTCTAGCTGTTTATTTTCCAGTACCTGTGCTGGAGTAAGTGATTTAGTTTCTATAGCCATCTGCAAAAGCGGGTCATTAAGTCGGGACTCAATCGCCTGTATGTCGGCTGCATTTTGAGTTAAAAATCGTGCGGTTCCCGCTGAAATACTAGGCAGCGCACTAATACCGCCGGTGGAAGCACCGGAAGCGGCCCTAGCCGAAGCGGCGGCGCGGGACGCGCGGGACTGCTCTAGAGCACCCTGAAGGTCTAGCTTATCTTTGTCGTACTGGTCACGCGCTGCGCGTGCGGCCTCGACGCCTTTCAGGCCAGCTTCGCCCAAGGCACCGAGCAGGGTGGGCTGCGTGGAAGACATCAGGTTCAGACCAACTTGGGCCAAGGCCAGCCACTTGTCTTGCTTTGCGGCTTTCTCTCGCGATGCAAGGGCGTCCATGAGCTGCTGCTCGAACGATGACATACCACCACCGCCGCCACCGCCACCACCGCCACCACCACCACCACCGCCACCGCCACCACCACCGGTTTCGGCCGAAAGCTCCGCTGCTGGGGCCGCAGCCGTAGCTAGTTTATCCCCAGCTAGATTGGCGATTCCGGCTTCCTTCATAGTGTCGGCCATCTGCTTGTACGCGTCGCTCGAACGCTTGGCAGCCTCAGCCTCTTTGGCGACAGCTGGGTCTACGGGCTCGTCTGGGAAGAAACCTTCCCTCCGAAGTCTTTCAGCTTCTTGCCGAGCTAGCTCTGCCTGCTTCTTGGCACTTACAGCGGTGCCCTCAAATCCGGGTATCATGGTAGCCGCAAGAGCTTTGGTGTCCTGCGCTAATGCACGCCCCTCGGTAAGGAATGCGCCCGCTGGGCCTAGTACGCTGTCATCAATAGTTTGACCTGCGCTGCTAACAGCCTCACCAACATTGCCGTAAATTCTCGCACGCTCGTCAGCAATCGCTTGTTCTTCTGGTGTTAGCGGCATAGCGTATGGCGCCGGCGCTCTGAAATCACTGGAGTCGCGCAAGACTTCGGCATTATACCGTTTTGCTATGTCACTAACTGTACCCCCAAGCTCGTCAAAGACTGATGGGCGCTCAGGCGGCGCTCTGAAATCGTTAGGGCCCCCTTCTGACGGCATAGCCAGCGGGTTCTCTTGCCTAAACGTTTGTCGCGCAGTAAGCAGGTCGGGCATCCCCTGATCTGCGCCGGGGCCGTAGTAATCTGCATCAGTAAAAGCCTGCGATGCGTTAGCACCAAGCCCCAACAATGCTTCATTTTTGACCTGACCGAATGTTGGCGAAAACTCGTCAGAACTAGTCTGCGTACCCCGAACAGGTAGGTTTTCGTTAAACGCATTTGGAATAGATGTGACTTGACCCGCTGCGCGGCGTTCAGCATCAGCGATAATAGCAGCCGCACGTTCTGGCCCTACTGAGCTAAGATATTCATCTATACTCATACCCTGACGATTAGCCATGATGCGTGTAACTTCGTCTACCTGTACTGCATCACCGGCAGCCATCTTCTTCACGGGGCCACCGCGGGCCATAGCCTGCACACCTGTGTTCTGTGCCATGTCAGTTTGCGGTGCTAGTGCGCGGGCCATATCGGCGATGCCGCCTTGGGGAACTCCGGCGGCTGCAACGGCATCTTCTGCAACAGTGCTCTCTGGGGCTTGCTGCGCAGCGGCCGAGGACTCCATCTGCTTGCGACGCATGATTTCCCCGAGCACTAGGTACTGGGGTGTACTACCATCAGGCATTTGCATGGCACCGATGAGCTGCTCTTCCGAGAAGTTCTTAAGCTGGTCT